CATGGACTTCCGGAAGGTGAACCAGTCACCCACGTCACGGGAGCCGCGGGAAATGTCGTAAATAATCACGGCGTCGAACGCCTTCCGCCCGGCAGCGGCCACCAGGGCCTGGAAGCCCTTCCGGTCGGTATTGGTGCCGCTGGCTGCTTCGTCCTGGAAGCTGGCGACGATCTGTATGTTGTTTTCTCTGGCGTATTTCCTGATTCCGGCCTGCTGGTAGGCTATGCTGTTTTCGGTCTGGTTATCGGTCGAGTACCGCATATACTCCGCAGCCTTCAGGACGCCGAAAGCTGATAAATCAAGCATTTTGCACTTCCTTTTTTGTGACACGTGTGTTACAATAAAAGGGCATAAAGCCCCTATATTGTGGTGATACGGGGGAACTGTATGTCTGCCGCTCTGGTGCTGGTAACACCGGGGCGGCTTTTTTGTTTTCTGGGTGGCGGGTGGTAAGTCCGCCGCCCTTTACTTGTACATGATCAGAGTGTGGAAGCCTTCGGCGTCGCCCATGACGCCCTGATTCTTGACGGAATTGAACTTGATGTCGACGATCTCATAGCCGTCGGCCTGCAAGCCGGTGACGATGCAGTCCATCTGGGTCGTGTACTTGTCTTCGCACTCAAATGCCTGATTGCACATTTTGCTGAAGCTGTTCACCATAAGCACGTGAACCCTGCCGTCCTTCGGGGCGACGTACTGCTTCATTTTGTCGTAGACGGTGGCGGCGACTGCGGCCTGCCCTTTAGTGAATAATCCCATGGTTATACCTCCATATTCTTGCCCGCTTTTGCCGGGCTTTTTTATTTTGCGGTATGCTGTCACCTGGAAGGAGGTGACAGAAATGAAGAACGCATACAAGGCAGCGATCGCCCGGATGCTGAAGAACATCCAGGACGAGAAGACCCTGGCGCTGATTTACAAGTACATCCTGTACCTGTACACCAGGAACCGCTAACGCTGCGGAGACGGGACTGGCCCCTTCGGGGGTCAGTCCTTTTTTTCGTCTTCCCAGGGCCGCATACCGGCCAGCAGCTTGTCCAGGACTGCGTTCACCTGGCGCCAGTCGTCCTCCGTGAAGTCGCCCAGATTCTTGAAAATCTGCTTGACCCGTTCGTTTTCGGACGCCATGACCCGGTCGACCATGATGTGCAGCGCGGCGTCGTCGCCGCCTTTTTCAAACATGGAGCCTTCGCCGGTGGTCAGCCATAAGTAGGACGCGCCAAACTCCCGGCACATGGAGCGCAGGGTCTGTTCGGTCGTTCCATTGACACCGGCTTCGATCCGGCTGATCGCGGACTTGCCGACGCCGATCTTTGCACCGAAGTCTTCCATGGAAAGGCCCAGGGACTGGCGTAACTGTTTAATTCTGTCTTTCGTGACGATCACCTCCTGGGAATACGATAACACATAAAGTTCCGAAATGCAACAATTATTTTTCAGAAATGCTTGACAAAGTTCCGTCACGAAACTATAATAAGAATACAAGTTCCGACAGGGAACAAAATAAACCCAAAAGAAAGCGGAAACCCCGCAAGGAGGAAACAACGTGAACGAGAAGAAGCAAACCACCGAAGCCGTCGCCACCCTGGAGAAGCTGGTGGAGACCATGATGTGCGACGCGATCCTGGCCGCATATCGGATGAACGAGCAGGCCGCCCAGAAAGACCTGGCCCGGAATCATGTCAACTATGGCGTCATGAAGCAGGCGCTGAAGTATCTCCGCGAACTGGGCCATGAAACGAAGGACGCCACCTGGGAAGACGACGGCTTCCTGATCTGCGAGAAGATCACCGTCAACGACCGGGTCATTTTCAAGAAATAAGGAGGCGGACGGCATGACATACACCCAGATCACCAAAGTCCCCGGCAAGCCCGACCACACCCGCGAGATCAGCGAGGCGAAGCTGATCAGACTGATGTCCCAGGTAATGATCAACCGGCAGAGCGGCGAGGACAACGAATGGCATTGCATCTACACCCCGGACTACCTGAAGATCGTCCGGTACGAACTGATCCGGCGCCACCCCGACAAGGGCGAGATCGTCACCCACTTCATCCCGAACGGCGAAATTAAGGAGGACTGAACAATGGCACCAAGACCCACGAACCCCGCCCTGGTGGCGGAAAAGAAGAAGGAGCGGGAGATCGTCACCACCTTCGAGGGCCTGGTCGAGGCCCTGCACCGCGAGACCGAACGCCTGCGGGCTGTCGACACCTACCTGAACGACGAGGGCAAGCGCCGCCTGGCCGCCTGTGCAACGATCAATTTTCTGATCCCGTTCTGCGACACCGCCGCCGACCTGGTCAACATGGAACTGTACGACGAGCTGGGCGACGACGCCGCAGCCGTCCGGGACATTCTGATGGCGATCGAGCGGATCGCGAAGCTGGAGAAGGGGGCGTAATCATGCAAGCATTGAATGGAATCTACATTGCCAGGAAGACGAACAACGGCAGCCGGGCCGTCTTCGTCGACGAGGAAACGATCGAGCTGGCAGAGCTGTCCCACCACATGGAGCAGAACCGGAAGAAGAAGGCCGCCGCGGAGCAGGCCGAACGGGATCGCCAGATCGCAGCATGGAGACAGGCCCAGGCGGCAGAACAGCGCCGCCGCCGGGCATGGCGCCGCCTGGTGAAGCAAGAGCTGAAGCTGCTGGCCGCTGCGGGCGTTGTTGCCCTGGGCTGGTGGCTGGGCCTGGTGGAGCTGGCCTTCGCTGTGCCGGTGCTGCTGTTCTGTCAGACGCTGATCTGCTTCCGGGCCGGTAAGTACATCGGCCAGAAGAAGGAGGCAGCGAAGTGAAAGCAGGCACCAAAGTCCTGGCCGAAATGCTGAAAACCCCGGACGCGTCCGTGGAACAGCTGGCCGATATTTTCTGGAAGGGCCACCCGCCCTTCCCTTCCGGAGTAAAAGCGGATTGCAGCCATATCACCTGCCGCGAGTGCTGGCTGGCGTGGCTGACCACCGGAGAACCGCCCAAAAAGAAGGAGGTGTAACCATGGAGAAGAAGAACCTGATCGAGGAAGCCCTGAAGAAGTTCGCCCAGCTGGACGACGAGGCGAAGGAGTTCGCCCTGGGCTACGTCACCGGCAAGCACGACGAGAAGCAGACCGCAAAGTAAACACCGAGGGCACCGGGGAGGATCCCCGGTGCCACCCGTCCGGTGCCGATCCGCACCGCCGATGATGGCCTATGGAGGGCCGAAACGGGACTATGAAAGCGGAAACCCCGCAAGGAGGCACACATGGCTATTTTCAAAATCACCCACGAGAACAAGGCCGTCTTTGACGGCGAGAAATTCGACCGCCGCGTCCGCTGCGAATACCAGTACAGCCGGGAGCAGATCGAGAAGATGCTGCCCCGGATGATCCACAAGTTCCGCTGCAAGGACGACGACGGCGTCACCTATTTCTGGGGCGTCTGTTCTGACTCCAACAGCTTCGCGCCCTTGGACACCGTCGGCGCCAGCCTGGGCTGCACCGAAATCCAGTACAAGAACCCCACCACCGGCAAATACGAGACGCTGTGAAGGGAGGCGGCCCTGTGAAATACATCGTGATCGTCACGTTTGTGAACGGCGGCACCACGGGCTTCACCGTGAAGGCCCAAAACCTGACCGAAGCCTGGAACAAAGCCCTGAACACGTTCGCGCCCGAACATATCCGGAAGGTGGAAATCACCGAGAACATACTGCTGGCGAGGGAGGGCTAAAACACAATGAAGCGCTATGTGCTGTCCTGTTCCTTCGGAAAAGATAGCATGGCGTCGGCAATCCTGGCTGTGGAACATGGCGATCCGCTGACCGAGGCCCTATACTGCGAGACCATGTTCGACAAGGAGATCAGCGCGGAGGTGCCGGAACATCGGGCCTTTATCTACGACACCGCGATCCCGTGGCTGGAGGGGCACGGGATCAAGGTACACATCGTCAGGAGCGAGAAGAACTTCGTCGACCTATTCCAGAAGGAGATCGGGGGGGGGGTGGACGGCACGCGGGGAAAATATGGGCGTGGCCGCTGTGTGGCCGCTGCTACATAAACCGCGATTGCAAAGTCCGCCCCATGGAACGGTACAAGGCAGCCGCCTGGAAAAACGACGAGGTAATCCAGTACATCGGGATCGCCGACGACGAAGCTGATCGCCTGGCACGGCTGGACGGGACGACGAAAGTGTCCCTGCTGGCAAAGTACGGAAAGACCGAAGCCGACGCCGTGGCGATCTGCAAGAAGGCGGGGCTGTATTCTCCGTCGTATGAGTTTACAACCCGAAACGGCTGCTTCTTCTGCCCAAATGCAAAGTGGCGGGAGCTGCGGCACCTATACGACCACCACCCGGAGCTGTGGAAACGGCTGCTGGAGCTGCAAGCACTACCAAACAAATCAACCGACCGATTCACCCGGACGGAGCGATTCTGCGACATTGACGAACAGTTCCGACTGGACGACGCCCAGCTGTCCCTGTTCGGCGTCGCGGAGCCGGTGCCGTTCGATCAGACAGAAATCCAAAAATACGCCATAAAGTGAGGTAACCCCATGAACGAGTTCATCGTGGAGAAGCAGCGGGCGCTGACCCCGCAGCAGCAGGTCGTCGGCGTCCTGGGGATCAGCCTGGACGAGCTGATCAACGCGATCCGGGAGAACCGGGACGGCCAGTATGACCATTTATTCAAGCCCGCGCCCGCGGAAGCGGCCCAGGGCTAACAATACCAACAATCAGGAGGAAAGAACAATGTCCGCAGTTATGAGAAAGTGGAAGCAGGTGCCGGTGAACTGGCACGACATCACCGTCGAGGCCCAGCAGGGCCGCCTGACCCAGTTCCTGGAGGAACGCGACGAAATCACCTACATCGGCAAGGACGGGATCGCCCAGACGGTCGTGGCCGCGAAGGTCACCGACACCGGCGCCCTGTTTATCGCGAAAGACCTGCACGCCCGGCGCCCTATGTACAACCGCCTGCCCGGCAAGCTGCTGTCCTGGGCAGAATCCGACGACCGGAAGACCATGAACACCGAAGACCTGGCCCTGCTGCCTGACGACCTGGTGGCGGAGATCACGCCCCGCCGGATCGTTCAGCTGATCGGCGGCGAGGAAGTCGTCACCGAGGACAAGCTGTGGCGGCCCTCTGCGACGGAAATGTTCGGCAGGGGCGAGTGGGGCACCGAGTGCGACGGCCCCGACGAGGAACAGCTGCCCATTTTCAAGACCGAAGCCGACCGCGTCAAGAACTTCAACGGCGAGACGTGGTGGTACGCCACCCGCTCCCCGTTGTCTTCGTCCACCACGTACTTCTGCGGTGTGAACGGCTACGGCGTCGCCAACAACCACGGCGCGACCTACTCCATTGGCGTCGCGTTCGGCTTCTTGATCGGCTCCATGATCTAACAATCCGCCGCCCCGCCCAGGGGCGGCACAACCTTCGGAGGTACGCATGATCCACGGCGGAATAATTGAAACGGACGCCCAGGAGCTGGAAATGGAACCGGGCGAGCTGATCGTCCCCATGGACGAAGGCGTCGAAACCCTTCGCCGCCTGGCGTCAATGGACAAGGAACAGATACTCCAGGAACGGGATCGCAGCCGGGCCGTGATCATAGGCGCCGGTCGCCGGAACGGTAAAGAGTTGGAGTTCCAGATCGCGCAGCTGGCCCACGCCGCCGGGATCACCGTGGCGGAACTGGACGACGCCCTTCGCCGCGTCGGTGAATTGGTAGCCCAGGCAGCAGCCGCAGCTGCCGAAATGCTGAACGCCCTGATCCAGACGATCAACGAACAGTACGCGCCCGGCCTGGCTGAAGCCTGGGAAGAAATCCGGGAAATGATGGAAGAATACGCAGACGCCGACGAGCCGGAGGAAGAAGACCGGCACGACGGCGCCGTGAAGGTGCTGGTGACCTGGCTGCTGCCGGTGCCTACGCTTTACGAATTATACGGCCAGGGCGTCGATCACGGCGGCCCTGGCCCATCCCGTCTGACGCTGACCCGCGTCACCGATGATGGCCTACGGAGGGCCGAAACGGGACAAATCAGGAAAGGAGAAAACACGATGATCATTTTTCTGAACATTCTGCTGGGCCTGATCGCCTTCGTGCTGTTCCTGGGCACGGTCGGCGAAAAGGACGGCGCCCGCCAGAAGAACATCACCCTGGCCTTCGTGGCTACCCTGGCGGCGATCGTTCTGATCAATTTCGTGGCGTGACGAAAATGAAACAGAAGAAAGGCTACAAACTGGTCGAACCCGAAGACCTGGACGCTGCGGTCGGCTGGGCGAAGGCAATGAGACCCGAAGACCCCACCAACGCGGAGCAGGTCGCGCAGATCATGCTGCTGAAGGACGTCCTGGTCACCGGTCTGACCTACGCCCGCGTCGTGGCTGCCAACATGGGCGGCCTGCCGTGCTTCGCTGAAGATCAGACCCAGGAGCAGCGCCAGCGCGCGATCATGGAGGCCGCAAAGATGGCCCGCCGTCCGGATGGCGGAAAGCCCAGGAGAAAGAAGGGCACCGCATGAAAAAGAAACCCGTGGCGGGCTTCCGGTGCTACATCTGCGGCGAAGTCTTTCCGGATCAGACCGAGCGGGCGAGGCCCTGCGGCTATGAGCGCTTCGGGCAGGCTACCTGCAAAGCGTGCTGCGAAAAGTGCCACGACCTGGAGCCGTTCGCGTGTCCTGAATACAACCGGCGGAAGCGCCGGGAGAAGAAGGAGGCCCAGAAAGCATGACCTGGAAAGAAGCGCAGCAGGCATTCAAGGACAGGGTGCCGGTCGTTTATAACGACAGAACGGTCGGCGCTGTGGATATTGTTTGCCCGTACATTTATGAGATCGCCCTGCGACGCATGGACAATGGTGAGATCATGCACGTCGTCGGCGCTATGGACAAGAATATGAACTGCGTGTATAAAAACACGCCGGAACACTTTACAAGGAGGTAACAATGGCAGAAACTGCGATCACCTTCAGCCCGGCCTGGCTGAAGGCTATGGACGAGAAGGCCAGAAAGTGCAAACAGGAGCAGGGCGGCCCGGAAGTGACCACCGGCTACTATGCCTTCCGCAAGATCAAGGACAAGTGGCTGGTCAGCAATGGCCGGGCATGGTGGAATGATCCCACCGTCGTCCATGAAATCCACGAATACCCCGACGGCACCGTGTGCGCTGCCAACTACATCGAAGGCGTCCAGCTGTTCAGCCGTCGAAACATCGAATACTCTGGTATGCGCGCGGTCAGACCTTCGGAGCTGCCCGACCTGCTGGGCATTGCCAAGGTCGTCTATTTTGACCACCGCAAGATCGACGAGAAGGGCCGCGCCCTTCGGATCGTCCACGACATGAGAGGAACGGAGGCGGCGGAATGATTGACGGCCAGAACTTCCGGATCATCGAAGACGAGGACATCCTGAAGGCGTGCAACTTCCTGGAGGACGCCGCGATCGGTATGCTGAAGGAACAGGAAAAGGATCACGACGAACACGATCAGTACATCATGGACTTTGTCAGCAACATCTTCACCGCGATCGCCGCCGCAGGCGTCGGTGCCGCGATCGCGAGAACCCAGGGCGGCCTGGTGATCATCAACGAGAAGGCCACCGAGGAAGACAGGAAGGCAGCAGCGGACGCCCTGCGGGAACGCCGCCAACAGCACACTACCGCAGCACACCCGGACGGAAGTATGCCGTCGTGATGAAAGTGGAAATAAATGGAAACCAACCCCAGGAGGTGAAACTGTGGAAAAGACTGTGAACAATGTGGAAGTGATCGGCGTCAAGAAGATCACCGGCGTCGACGACACCGGCACGATCTGGATTGAGCTGGTCGACGGCAGCGAAATCGGCCTGCGCTTCCACCCTGACGTGCCCGGCGCCGTGATCGTGGAACCCAGCAAGAAGTACGTCGCGCCCGTGTTTGAGAACGGCGTCCTGAAGGGCTTCAGCCTGCGGAGGTGAGAACATGACCCAGGAACCCCAGAAAAACGAAAACGCCACGGTCGCGCAGACCGTGGCGGAGAAGTTCACCAAACTGCCCACCCGCGACAAGGCCTACTTCGTGGGCTACCTGATGGGCAAGGAGGCGGAACGGAACAATGAGGAAGACGACAAAAGCGCATAAAAAAAGAGCGGCGCGCCGCCCGACATTTGAGAGTGGAGGCGGCACGCCGACAAGGCTGCAATACCTAAATATTGCCCTTCTATTATACCAGAAGGCGCGGTAATTGTCAACGAAAACGACCGGGAAGACACCCGGTATGGCGGCCTTGTAATGGATAGCCCGAAGTCACGGAAATCTTCGTGAGATCAGATGCCTACAAGGAGGCCAGACAATGAAGCAGCCAAGGAAGAAGCCCGCCCCGTTCATTCCCTACGACTACGAGGCAGCCTTCGATCGAACCATAGACCAGGACGATGACCTGTTCGTCCGGGAGTTGATCCGCAAAGGTAAGCGCGCTATATACGCCACGAAGCGGATCGACGCCGGTGATCAGGTCGAGCTGGAAATCTATCCGGAGTTCGTAAAGCGTGAAGACATCCCGGCAGCAGGCCGCCGTCCTGGTTACAATGCCCAGGCCCAGCGGAACCTGAAGGACAAGAACGCCAGAAAGAACTGTGAGCGCCTGATCAACACCAACTTCACCAGCCAGGACATCTGGGCCACCCTGGTCTATACCGACCGGAACCTGCCCGGCTCCATGGAGGAAGCCTTGGAAAATATGCAGAAGTACATCAAGCGCATCAACTACCGCCGGAAGAAGCTGGGCCTGCCCCCTGCCAAGTACGTCTATGTCACGGAATGGTCAGAGGACGACAACCACAAGATCAGGTGCCACCACCACATCGTCATGGACGGCCAGCTGTCGATGGATGAAGTGGAAAGCACGTGGAAGCTGGGACGCCGCAATCAGACCCGCCGCCTGGACTATGACGAGAACGGCCTGTCTGGCCTGGCCCACTACATCACCAAAGACCCGAAGGGCAAGAAACGGTGGTGCGCTTCCAAGAACCTGAAAAAGCCCGAAGAACGGAAAAATCACCAGACATTCAGCCACAACAAGGCGAAAAAGATGGCCGAAAACTACGAAGACGCCGCCGAAATGATCAGAGCCGTGACCCCTGGCTGCTGGCTAAAGAGCATCGAGCGCCGGATCAACGAGTTCAACGGCCTGCCCTACATATACGCCAAGTTGCGACGAGCCTGTGCCCCCGGCGACCTGGTACACATCCGGGACGCGGAGGATCTGGGCTATGACGAGAAGGCGGTCTATGAGCTGATCGAGTACGCCGAAGGAGACCAGGCTGTGATCCGGAAGACCGGAAGCAAGGGCCGGGCCTACAAGGTGCCCCTGGATTGCCTTCACCTGATCAGGAAAGGAGGAAGAAAGAAGTGCAAGGAGCAAGCGAAACGAGTGAACAGCAAGCCGTGATCGAGTGGGCCAGCTACGCCCAGGGCAAATACCCCGGCCTGAAGAACCTGTACCACGTCCCCAACGAAGGCAAGAGAACGAAGGCAACCGCCGGTATTCTGAAGTCGCTGGGACTGAAGCCTGGCGTCCCCGATCTGATCCTGGACTATCCGGCGGGCGTATATCATGGCCTGCGGATCGAAATGAAGTACGGGAAGAACCTGCCCAGCGAAGACCAGAAGGACTGGCTGCGGCAGCTCCAGGCCGCCGGGTATTTCGTGGCGGTCGTATGGAGCGCGAACGCAGCGATCCACCTGCTGACCGAGTACATGAACCTGAAGCCGTGCGAGAAAATGGCGGAAGACGCCGACCTGCTGAAGGTGCGCTGGGGCTTCCCGTCCCTGGATGGCTGGAGAAAGTGAAAAAATCACAAGAAATAGACCAAAAAACGTGAAGGAGTGCCTGAAATATGAAAATAATCGCTGTAATGATTGAAAAAGGCGGCGCCGGTAAGACCACGACCGCCGCGGCCCTGGGCTGCATCCTGGGCGCGCATCACCGTGTCCTGATGATCGACGCCGACCAACAGGGCAACCTGTCCACCCTGTACGGCGTGGCAGACCCGGAGGACAAGGGCCTGGCCGCCCTGCTGTCTGCTGTTCATGGCGAGGTCACCGTGGCGGACGTTGTGAAGCAGTCCAGAGTGTTCGGAGACAAGAAGACCGGCTTCTACCGGGTCGACGTGATCCCGGCGAACGGCTACCTGATGGACGCGAACACGGAGATCGCCACCGACACCGAGAACGACCAGGTGCGACGGCTACAGACCGCCCTGGGCACACCGGAGGTGCAGGAACTGTATGACTACGTGATCGTCGACTGCGGCCTGCTGCTTGACATGACCGTCCTGAACGCCCTGGTGGCGGCTGATCTGGTGGTCGTGCCGGTGAAATTGGGCGGCTTCGAGGCTGACGCCCTGGGCCACATGGCCGACACGATCGAGCAGCTGCACGGCCTGAACGACGCCCTGGTGCTGCGGTCGTTCTTCACCATGAAGGGCCGCAACGACGCCTCCGATCAGTTCGAGAAGTGGCTGAAATCCTTCGACCGCTGCCAGGCGTTTGACGCCACGGTCAGCCGGTCGGTGATCGTGGAGCGGGCCAGCATCAACCAGGAGCCGGTCACGTCGTACAGCCCCCGCTGCAAGGTATCGCGGGAATATGCCGCCCTGGCGCGTGAGATCATGGAGGTGCTGAAGTAATGGCAACAGGACACAACATTCTGGACACCCTGAACGCGGCCAGCAAAGGCGCGCAGCCTTCCGGCCCTTCCGGAAAGTTCCGGACGAAAGACCTGCCGATCGATCAGCTGTACCGGAACGAGGGCAACTTCTACGAGATCGTCGAGATCGAGGAACTGGCGGGCCATATTCTGATGTCCGGCCTGCTGGACAATCTGGTCGTGATCTACGACCCCACCCCGGCGGGCCAGTACCGGATCGTCAGCGGTGAGCGCAGATGGGAGGCCCTGAAGCTGCTGGTCAGCCGGGGACACACCGAGTTCAGCGTGGCGACCTGCAACGTCCGGGCGAAGAAGACGCCGGAGGAAGAAACCATTGACCTGATCGCCGCAAACAGCCAGCGCGTCAAGTCCATCGGCGACCAGCTCCAGGAGTACACCACCCTGAAGGCCACCCTGGAAGCCATGCGGGCAAAGGGCCAGAAGCTGGCCGGGTACGACCTGACAAGCGGACGTCTCCGCGACGTGATCGCCGCGATCCTGAACAAGTCCACCACGAAGATCGCCCAGATCGAGCGGATCACCGGCCACCTGATCCCAGAGCTGAAGCAACTGCTGGACACCGGCGGCCTGAAATTCTCCGCAGCCTACGCCCTGGCGGGCATGGATGAAGACGCGCAGCGTGCCGCCTTCGAGCGCGCCCAGGACACCGGCACGGAGATCACCCACAAGGACGCCAGCGAAGCCAGGCAGGCAACACCGAAGCCGAAGGACGACGGCAACCCCTGGGCGTCCAGGGACTGCCAGGTCGCCAACGGCCCCTGTGAACACTACGGCGTGATCAAGGCGAACTTCATGCGGAAGGGTGAGCTGGTCGGGTGCGCTGGCTGCTGCAAGGGCTGCCTGAAGCGGACGACCTGCGACTTCCGGTGCGAAGTGGTCGATCGCCAGGTGCTGGCCGAAGAAGCAAAGGCAGCAGCGAAGGCTGCACCGGTAACCCAGGCGGAGCCGAAGACGCTGACGTCCCTGTGCTTCAGCTGTGCAAACTGGGACACCTGCATGGATCGGACGGACAAGACCACCGCCTGCGATATGTACCGGAACAAGAACGTCAAGCCAGCCGAACCCGTGGCGGGGCCGGTGACCACCTACAAGGCGGAGATCGCCGCAGAGATCGAGAAGTCCGTGGAAACCGAGACCGACCGGATCGGCATGATCCGCTGGTGCGTCGTGAACGCCGGACTGGAAGAAGCGCAGGCCCGCGCCTGTCTGGAAATGCTGGACGCCCTGGTGGCGGCCTGGAGCCTGGAGGGAATGGACGAATGAAGGAACTGCTGAAAAAGACCTGGGACAAAGTGCGCGACGTTCTGATCCTGGTGATCGAACTGCCCGTCATGCTGATCGCTGTGATCGCTGCCGGACTGCTGCATGGCGCCGTGTACATCCTGGAAGAAATCGACCCGCTGGACGCGGAGTTCGAGGAACTGGAGAACACATGAAGAAACTGATCACCCGGATCACCGCCAGCCTGGGCTATCTGCTGGGCGCCCTGGGCGTAATGCTTGCGACGCCTGGCTTGATCCTGATGCTGGTGGCGGATAGCATCCTGGAATGGATCGAGAAGAAGAACGTCAGAAACATGACCGACGCGCAGCGCCGGAACTACTACGGCTACGGAAGGAAATGGTGACCACAATGTACAGAAACCGGAGAATCACCCGCGGCGATATTTACTACGTGGAGCGGGACATGGAGATCAGCAGGGGCCACGAACAGCAGCCCGGACGCCCTGGCGTCATTGTCAGCGATTTTTCCGCGGGGGGGGGGTAACACCTGCATGGTGGTGTATCTGACCACCAAACGAGACCGCCCTGACCCTGGTGGGCTGCACATCGAGATCGGCAGCGCCCCGAAGCCTTCGATCGCCCTGTGCGATCAGATCAAGACCGTCGACACCCGCCGCCTGGATAAGTGCTGCGGCCACGTGACCGACGAGGAAATGGCCCAGATCGACGACGCGATCCGGCGCGCCCTGGGCCTGGAGGAAGAAGCACCCCGGAACACCTACGACCCCAAGCCGTGGCGGGACGTCCGCCGCGCAGCAGAGACCGACCAGCTGGAGGAACAGCTGGCCGAAGCGAAGGAGCAGGCCGAAAGCTGGCGCCGGATGGCCCTGCACCTGATGGAAAGGAGCGCGTGACGTGGTAATCATTGCCACCCGCGAGGAACAGGACTGGCTGTTTGACGCTCTGGGCGCCGCGGGCTTGTGCCCCGGCTGCCCGGCCCGGCCATACTGCAACAAAACCGACACCGCGGAGGAAGCCGCGGGCATACCGGTCGAAGACCGCATAAGCTGCGGAGAAATGCAGCGCACGGCGATCCAGGTCGTCACAACGACCTACACCGCGACGCTGGAAGGAGTGCGAAATGCTGAAAGAGAATGAAATCTACAACATGGACTGCCTGGACGGCCTGCGGCAGATCAAAACCGGCAGCGTCCAGGCGATCATCACCGACCCCCCCTACTTCCAGGGGCTGACCCAGAACGGAACCCGCGGAGACTTCGCTGATCTGGAGATCACCAAGCCGTTCTGGAAGGCCCTGGCGCGGGAGATCAACCGCGTGCTGAAGCCGGAAGGGGAATTTTACATTTTCATGGACTGGCGCGGCTACGCGTTCTACTACCCGATCTTCGCGGAGTATTTGCCGGTCAAGAACCTGATCGTCTGGGACAAGGGAGCAGGCCCTGGCAGCTTTTACAGCTACACCCACGAATTCATCCTGTACGGCACGAAGAACACCGGCCTGCGGCGTGGTGGATCCAACGTGTGGCGGGAAAACGGCTTTTCTGTGGGCGCTGCCGGTACCGACGGTGACAAAATCCACCCGGCCCAGAAGCCGGTGGCGATCATTGAGCGCTGCCTGCTGGATTCCACCCAGGAGGGCGACCTGGTCGTCGACCTGTTCGGCGGCAGCTGCACCACCGGCGTCGCAGCGATCCGGAACAACCGCCGGTTTATCTGTTTCGAGGTGAAGGAAAGCACCTACGACAAAGCCAAGCGCCGGATCGCGCTGGAGAAGGAAAAGGCGGCCCAGGGTGACAAAACCGACGAGGACACGCGAAGCAAATGGTGGCGTGATCCGCCGCCCGGCCTGTAAAAACGACCTACCGGGCCGAAAGGAGGAAGTAAACGATGGAAAACAGAAACGACCCCAAAATCCGGCCCGAAATGGCCGACAAGAGTGCCAACGGCGCCCAGGGCTTGACCCTGACGGCGCGCCTGCTTGAAAACTATCAGCTTCTGCACGAATACGCCCAAAAAGGCAGCCCCGGAGGATCGGAGCCGTCCGGGACCGACCTGGGCGCGATCCTGGACGCATTGAGAAGCAGCCGCGAAGACACCGCTGCCGTGGTCGCTGAAATCGACCGCGCCCTGGCAGCGGTACGTGTGGCGGCGATCGCCGGCGGCTATTCCTACAAGGTCGACGCCTTCGAGCGGCGATATATCAAGGGCCAGACCTACGAACAGATCGCGGACGCAATGAACAGCGGGAGAAACAGCCCCCGCAGGTGGTGCGACGAGATCATGCGGCAAATGGCCGTGCGGCTTTTCGGCGTCAACGGGATTAGCTGCTGAAGGGCTGAAAACCGAGCGTAAAAACGTGGGGAAAACCTGGGGTGGCGTTTTTCGGCCCCAGGCGATAGAATATCAGACAGGAAATGTGCAAGACAAGCACCGAGTGAAAGAGCAATCAATCACCCGGTGCTTGTCTTTTTTCGTTTCCGAGGGCTGGCGGTCGCGGTCAAAAAAGACCCGCCAGAAGGCCGCCAAGAGGCCCAGAGAAGGGCCGCCGTAAATCCGGAAAAACAGGAAGCCCCAGGAAGGAGAAGAAAATGCTGCTGCATTTGTGCCGCTGTGGAAAGCCCATCCAGCAAGGCATTGATATGTGCCCGGCCTGCCGTGTTCGGTATGGCAGCAGGCACATGATTTACAACCGCCAGGAGCGCAGCCAAATGTCAGCCGCCTTTTATTGTTCGCGCGCGTGGCGCGTTATGAGACAGCGCATGATCGACGTCTTTGACGGCATCGACATCCTGGCCTACTACGAAGACCAGGAGCTGGTCGAAGCGGACAGAGTTCACCACATTGTAGAGCTGGAGGAAGACTGGGATTTACGGCTTGACCCGTTCAACCTGTTCCCATTGAGCAATGCCAACCATACACGCGTCACCGCAATGTACAAGGCGGGGCCGGAGAGCATGGCAGCCTGCCAGAAGCGGCTGCGGGCGCTGCGGGACAGGTGGTTTGCAGACCGAGGGGGTATCGAAAAAGTATTCGCGGCCGCTGGTTTAGTCGCGCCCCCCTTTTTCGTGGAGAAAACTCCCCACGGGAAAATCTGACGCCCCCGCCCCAGGGAAGTGTCAGAATCTGACACCGAAGGAGGTGGGGACATGGCCGGAAAGAAGGAGCCGATCGCCCTGTTGCAGGCGAAAGGCCGGAAACACCTGACGAAGGCGGAGATCGAGCTGCGGAAGGCCCAGGAACTACACCCTGACGCCGACAAAGTCGCCCCGCCTGCATGGCTGGACAAGAAGCAAAAGCGCCGTTTCAAGGAGCTGGCCGCCCAGCTGATCGACCTGAAAATAATGACCAACCTGGACTGCGAGGCCCTGGGCCGCCTGGTGAAGGCGGAAGCAGACTATGTCGCCATGACCCAGGCGATCGACGAGCTGCCGCTGATGGTGGAGAAGCGCCGGTACAAGACCGACCTGGACGGCAAGCCGGAGATCGACCCGGAAACCGGCGAGAAGATCGTGGAGACCAGGATGGTCGTCAATGAGGAACGCGCCGCGCTGCTTCAGCAACAGGACAAGCTGTGGAAGCAATGCCGCCAGGGCGCCACGGACTTCGGCCTGACGATCGCCGGACGCTGCCGTCTGGTGGCACCGAAGGCGAAAGACGAAAAACCGGAGAACAAGTTCCTGAAATACGCGAAGGGCAAGGTGGAAGCGTGACCGACCGCTGCACACAGTACGCGATCGACGTGCTGGAGGGGCGGATCGTCGCCGGTGAGACCGTCAAAATGGCCTGCCAGCGTCACCTGGACGACCTGGAGGCGGCGAAAGTCGCCCCGTTTGCCTACTGCTTCGACGTCGAAGCGTCGGAAGAAATCATAAATTTCGCCGAAGAACTGGAAATCGCAGAGGGTGACGAGCGCCAGACGATCACCCTGTACCCGTTCCAATGTTTCATCCTGGGCAGCCTGAACGGCTGGAGGAAGAAGGCAGGCGGACACCGCCGGTACCGTACCAGTTATGTCCAGCTGGGCCGTCAGAACGGCAAGTCCTTCCTGAACGGCATCCTGGCGGCCTATTATGGCAATTTTACAAGCTACCAGTACCCGAAAATCTTCTGCACGGCCACAAAACAAGACCAGGCGGACATCGTTTTCGAGGAAATCAAGAAATTCATCAATTCGGACGCCGATCTTCAGGAGTGCTTCAAAGTCCACGATCACAACCACACGATCGACTGCCTGCTGACGAACGGCAAAATCCGCGCTATTTCCGGCGACACGAAAAGCCTGGACGGCCACCGGCCATATCTGGGCATCGTCGACGAGTACCACGCCCACCTGACGAACCAGATGTACAAGCTGCTGGAGGGCGGCATCAAGAAGATGAAGTCGGCCCTGATCAGCGTGATCACCACCGCAGGCTTCAACCTGAACGCCCCCTGCTACAAGCTATACGAGCATTGCAAGGCGATCCTGAAGGGCACCACCCGCGTCGATAGTCAGTTTATCTATATCGCCGAAATGGACGAGAATGACGACCTATGGCTGCCGGAGAACTGGATCAAGGCGAACCCGGCCCTGGCCTACGACCAGGAGGCCCTGGAGAACATGATCCCGATCGCGGTCACCGCGAAGGACATGGGCGGCGAAGACCTGCGTGACTTCCTGGTCAAGCAGCTGAACAAGTGGCTGCAATGGTCGAACGCTCTGTACATCAAAGACCCGGAAGCCCTGAAGCGCTGCGCGTCTGACCGGAGCCTGGCAGACTTCCAGGGCCTGCCGTGCTACGTGGGCCTGGATCTGTCGTCCGGCGGCGACTTGACGACGATCGTGATCGTGATCCCATTCTGGGTGGCGGGCGTCAAAAAGTATTTCATTCATAGCCATAGCTTCATCCCGTCGAAGCGCGTCCAGGAGCATATCGACAGCGACCTTGCCCCGTATGACGTGTGGATCGCGAAGAAGCTGGTGACCGTCACCGAGACCATGGGCGGCATAAAAACCGACTACCGGTACGTGCTGGCCTACCTTCAGGCCCTGGTGGACGCCTTCGATCTGAAGGTCAGAATGATCTGCTACGACCCCCACAACGCCTCCGCCTTCTTGCAAGACCTGGAGGCCACCGGCTACGACAGCCTGGAGATTCACCAGAGCGCGAAGGCCCTGTCCGACCCCACCGACGACTTCCGGCTGGAAATCGAAGCCGGAAACGTGGAATACAACCGCGGCGAAGAGCTGCTGGTCTGGTCGATCCTGAACGCCCGCGTCATTTCCAACAACTACGGCGAGATCAAGATCGACAAAGACATAACGACCCAGCGGATCGACCCGGTCGACGCCGTGATTGACGCCTGGAAGGTCGCCATGTGCGGCGAACAGGCCCAGACCACGGAGGAAATCGTGGGCGAATGGCTGAAGATGTACGAAAGGCATAAGAAGGTGACGACAAAGCAATGAAAATAGGCGAATTTTTTAGAAATCTGCGCGCCAGATTCCCCTGGCTGAACGGCTGGAGGGCCTACAACGGCACCGAAAACGTCGCCAGCATGAGCGGCGAGACCCTGGTGGAATGGCTGAACCGCAGCGGAAAACGCCGCGGCGTATGGTCTGAAATCACGTATTTCACCTGCATGAAGACCCTGGCGGAGACCCTGGGCAAGCTGCCCTGGAAGGTCTACAAGCGGAGCAAGAACGGCGTCGCAGACAGCAGACGGAAGGACGTGAACCGCGTGCTGCGGTATCGCCCGAACCCGTTCATGACGCCGACCACGTTCTGGGCGACGGTGGAAATGAACCGGAACCACTTCGGCAACGGCTACGTCTACATCGAGCGCCGCTTCCGCCGGATGAAATACGGCGGCAGCTATGAGATCAAAAACCTGTGGATCATGCCGTCGAACTGCGTGCAGGTACTGGTGGACGACGCGGGAATTTTCGCCGGAGCCGGTAACGTCTGGTACTGGTACACCGACCCGTACAGCGGGAAGAAGTACATCTTCCGGAGCGAGGACGTGATCCACGTGAAGACGTCCCACACCCTGAACGGCCTGGTCGGTATGCCGGTACAGGATATTCTCCGCGAGACGGTCATGGGCGCCAAGAGCGGCCAGGGCTACATGAACAAGCTATACGAACAGGGCATGACCGCGAAGGCGACCCTGGAATACACCGGCACAATGTCCCAGGAGGCGAAGGAAGCCCTGCGCGAAGCCTTCGAGGACTTCGGAAACGGCGTCAAGAACACGGGCCGGATCATGCCGGTGCCCCTGGGCATGAAGCTGACGCCGCTGGACATCAAACTGACCGACGCGCAGTTCTTCGAGCTGCGGAAATACTCCGCCCTGCAAATCGCCGGAGCCTTCGGCGTCAAGCCCAATCAGATCAACGACTACGAAAAGAGCAGCTACAGCAACAGCGAAATGCAGCAGCTGTCCTTCCTGACCGAGACCATGCTGTTCGTCCTGAAACAGTACGAAGAAGAAACCGGGTACAAAATCCTGGGCATCGAGCTTCTGGAGCGGGGCGAGTACGTCAAGATCAACGAGAAGGCCCTGTTGCGTACAGACAGCAAGACCCAGATGGAGGTCATGACCGGCTACACGAAGAACGGCATCTACCTGATCAACGAATCCCGCGCCTACCTGGATATGGAAGGCGTCGAATATGGCGACCGCCCGCTGGTGAATGGCACCATGATCCCGCTGGACGTCGCTGCAAACAAGACCGGCACGGCTACCGTCGGGCAGCAGCCCGCGGCGGCACCACCCCAGGACGACGAGGGAGAAGAAACCGAAGACGATCAGGAAGGGGGTGAAGAAGATGAAGAATCTGAAGACTAAACGCTACGACATGAAGGCAACCCGGCAGGGGAAGGTCGTGACCCGCGGCTACATCGACATGAAGGCCACGGAAAATGGCGCGGAGCTGTACCTGTACGGCGACATCGTCGACGATGAACTGACCGCTGCGTATTTCGGCGGACATTGCCCACAGGAGATCGCCGACTTCGTCAACGGTCTGAATCCGAACGCCCCGGTGACGATCTACTTCAACAGCCCCGGCGGCGACGTGTTCGCGGGCCTGGCGATCCATAGCGTCCTGAAGCGCCACACGGGCAAAAAGACCGGCCAGGTCGACGGCATGGCCGCGTCCATTGCGTCCGTGATCCTGATGGGCTGCGACGAGATCGTGGTCAACACCGGCGCCCAGATCATGGTGCATGACCCCTGGACGTACACCGCGGGCAACTCCCGCGACCTTCGTGACGTCGCCGATCAGCTGGACAACGCGAAGGAGTCCATGCTGGACGTCTACATGGGGAAGGCCCGCGAGGGCGTGACCCGCGAACAGGTGGCGGATCTGCTGTCCGCTGAAACCTGGCTTCGTGGCGAAAAGGCCGCGGAGTATTTCGAGCTGGGAACGAAGGAAGCCCCGGCTGCTGCGGCAGCCGCCAGCGACTTGTTCGGCAGCTACAAGAACCTGCCCGAAGAACTGAAGGCAGAGGAAGCACGGAAGAAAACCGACGCAGAGCGCGCAAAGGCTCTGCTGGATGACCTGTACCTCTACGGTACGGTCGAATGAAAGGAGAACGAAAAGTATGAACGAAAAGCTGAAGAAACTGCTGGCCAGCATCAACGCCCGCAAGCAGAAGGTCAAAGACCTGGTCGCTGCCGGTAAGCTGGACGAAGCAACCACCGAGAAGGCCCTGATGGCAAAGGAGCAGAAGGAGTTCGACCTGCTGTACGACCTGGACGACGACGGTGATCCCGGTGATCCCGGCGCTGCTGGCGCCACCGGCACCCCCGCAGGCAAGAAGCCCGCAGGCGCTGGCGATCCCGACGGCGACCCTGTCGCCCCCACCGCAAAGCAGGTAGGCTCCGCCCTGGTCGCTATGATCCGCGCCCGCCTGAAGGGCAAGAAGGCACCCGCGGACGCCGTGGCCGTCCTGAAGCGTGACGCCGAAATCCATGCAGAAATGGTAGAAGGCACCCCCGGCGAAGATTCCGGCGAAGACGGTGGCCTGACTGTCCCCCAGGACATCACCACCAGCATCCGCGAACTGCGCCGCGCCACCGCTGACAACCTGGAGAACTACGTCAACGTGGAACACGTCAGCACCAAGACCGGCACCCGCGTGATCGAAGTCGACGCTGACAGCACCGAGTGGCCCGAAGTCGAGGAGGGCGGCGAGTTCCAGGAACAGGAGACCCCCAAGCTGCGCTCCATTTCCTACAAGATCAAGAAGTACGGCGGCATCCTGAAGGTCACCGCAGAGCTGCTGGAGGACACCGCCGAGAACATCCTGGCATACCTGAAGAAGTGGATCGCCAAGAAGTCCCGCGCCACCAGAAACGCGAAGATTCTGGCCGCGCTGAAGACCTGCGTCGGCGATACCTCTTACGCGATCACCGGCGTCGACGACCTGAAGGACATCTTCAACATCGTGCTTGACCCCGCGATCGCCCAGGGCGCCGCCGTGTACACCAACCAGACCGGCTTCAACTTCCTGGACAAGCTGAAGGACGAAGACGGCAAGTACATCATCCAGCCCGATCCCACCCAGAAGACCAAGAAGCTGCTGTTCGGTGAGTACCCCATCGTCAAGCTGTCCAACAAGGTACTGAAGAACGAAACCGGCGAAGGCTCCACCATCGTCCCCATTTACTGCGGCGACCTGAACGAGGCCGTCACCCTGTTCGACCGCGACGTGATCAGCCTGGATATTTCCACCACCGCGGGCGACCTGTGGGCGAAGGACAAGACCGGCCTGAAGGTGCGCGACCGCTTCGATGTCCAGCCCGTGGACACCGCCGCCGTCGTCCTGGGCAAGATCACCATCCCCACCGCGGGCTGATCGGAGGCTGACCAATGACTTCTGGAACCCTGGCAGAACTGACGGCGAAGGCGAAGAAGTACGCCCGGATTGACTACGCAGACGACGACGACCTGGTCGAGATCATGGTCGACGCCGCCGCGGAAAGCATGGCCGACGTGATCCCGTCCTTCGACGCCGACAAAATGACGGGGCGGCAGAAGATCATCCTGTTCGTCACCGTCAAAGACCTGTACGACAACCGGGAGAAGTACGGCAAGGAGAAGCAGCAGCTGAAGATCGCCGCCGCGTCCATGCTGCTGTCCGAAATCTACGAACCGAAGGCGGTGCAGGCCGATGAATAGCGCGCGCATCACTTTCGAGAAGAAGACCCAGAAGGTCGAGGAAGGCCGCAAGAAGGACACCTGGGCGACGTTTTACGCCGCCTGGGCTGACCTTCCGGGCCTGTCCATCCGGGAACAGACTGACGTCAACAACCGATCGCTGACCGACGCGATCACGCTGGAGGTCAGAACCTGCGAGAAAATCCAGGACATCCTGGACAATCTGAAGCAGTACCGGGCGATCTACAAGGGGAAGCCGTACACCCTGAACAGCTCCGACCCTTCCCGCAGCCATGAGGGAAAGGTGCGGATTCTGGCATCCAGAACGGACTGATCGCATGAAGATCACCCTGGACTTTTCGGGCCTGAAGGAGCAACTGAAGGCCCTGGAGGAAGTGGCGTCCGAGAAGGAAATGAAGGCGGCGAACAAGCGCGTCGTTGAACGCAGCACGCCGATCGTGAAGGAAGCCATGCAAAAGCACATCCCGGTCAGCGGCGACAACGCCAAGTCCGGCAAGGAAGGCTACCGCCCAGGCGGACACGCGAAGGAAAACGTGCCGATCAGTAAGATCAGCACCCGCGGCACCCAGGCGTGGGCGGAGGTCGGCTGGGATTTGGGTGACGCTTCGGAATATTTCTACATGAAGTTCGTGGAGTGGGGGACGTGGAAAATGCCCCCGCGGGACTTCATCGAGGTCGCGATCCGGGAGACAGAGACCCAGATCGTTGAGATCGCAAGGGAAGAATACGAGGCGCTACTGAAAAAGAAGCTGGGAGGCTGACACATGGATATTATCGCGTTAGCGGCTGCGGCCCTGGAACCTATCCAGGCCGAAGGCATCACCGTCCAGCAGGGATGGTATGACAAGAACATCAACGACACCCACGTCACGCTGTGGAACCTGGGCACAAACCCGGAAGGCTTCAGCGACGACGAGAATGACGTGATCGGCGGAGACGTCCAGGTCACGATCTTCTCCAACCAGGACGAGGTCGCCCTGGCCCGGAGAATCAAGAAGTTAATGGTCGCCGCTGGCTTCACCTGGACGGGTGGAAGCCAGGACGACACGCAAAACGACGGGGGCATCTTTATGAAGCCCCAGCGTTTCCATTTTGACAAGGAGGAAACAGAAGAATGAGTGAAACCACCCAGACCATCGTCCGCTCCAGACGCTGCGGCCTGCGTGATATTTACCTGGCGAAGGTAACCAAGAACGCGACCGACGGCTATACTGCGGGCACTCCCTTCAAGTTCGCCCGCGCAATCAAGGCGAAGATCACCGACAACTACAACAGCGAGAAGATTTACTCCGACGACGGCACCGAGGACATCGTGAACACCTACCAGGGCACCACGATCGAGCTGGAGGTCAACGCCCTGGCACCCCAGGATCGCGCCGCCCTCTGGAACCGCCTGTGGGCGGAGGGCTACCTGGTCGAGGCGTCCGAAGACAACCCCGTCGAGCTGGCGCTGGGCTTCCGGACGCGTCAGCTGAACGGCAAGTACGAATTTGTCTGGTACTACTGCGGCAAGTTCGACCAGGGCCAGGACGAGGAATACAACACCATCGAGGACAAGAAGAACGCCGTCACCTCTACCATCAAGGCGTCCTTCTATGAGCGCGCAAAGGCTGACAACCTGCCCAACGCCACCACCGGCGAGGTCGAGGAAAAGCATCTGGTGCGCGTCCGCGTGGACGAATCCAACCTGGCGACGGACGCAGCCCAGGCGACCGCAGCCATCAAGGCATGGTTTGAGAAGGTGCAGGAGTACCCCGGCACCGCCCAGGCCGCCCAGACTGAATAATCGGAGGGTCAGACGATGAAAATGCCCAACGCCAGCATCACCATCGGCGGTCAGACCTATGAGCTGCCCACCGTAACCACGGAGCAGTACCTGGAGTATTGCGACGTCCGCGAACCTATCGCAGAGCGGGAACTGTACACCCGGAAGGACTTCTATGCCATGGCCGACCAGCTTGTGAAGCTGTACGGCAACCAGTTCACCCGCGCGGAACTGTTGGGCGCTGAAGGTCTGAAGCCCGGCGAGGTGATCGTGCAGTTCTCCATGATCGAGACCGTGCTGCTGAATCAGGTCAACGATTCCATCACGGGCATGAAGGAAAATTTTACCGCTGGCACGTAATCGACGACCAGCTGATCACAACCCGGAACAGAACCGCCTGCTGCATGATGGACAAGATCACCGTGCAGCAGGCAAAGCGTTATGTGAAGGCAATGCTGGACACCGACGACAGCGTCCAGGCCGTTCTGAAAACGGCGACCCGTATGCTGCCGGAATTGTTCGGCGACCTTCGCCCGGCGGACGTGATCCGCGCCGACATCGTCGAAGTCCTGACGGTGATCAAGGCCGTCCACTTCGTCATGCAAGAGGTCGTGCTGCCGAAATTCTCCATCCTGTCGGACGAGCCGCCCGTGGAGCGGGAGGCCAGCGTCTTCGACGAGTATGACGCGGAGAACGGCTACGACGAATTGGACGAAATCAACGTCTGGGAGACGTGCCTGGAGAATATCGAAGCCGTGACACAAGCGGCGATCAAAATCATGCGCCAGTCCTACACCGACACCATGAAGGAGGAACTGGTGCCGCTATTAGAGCATCTGCGCTGGGAATTTGACCACCAGCCAGAGCAGAAGGGAGGATAGAACAATGTCGAAGACAAGCGTCCGCGTCACATCGGACAGCAGCAGCTTCCAGCAAGAGATGAAGAAGGCTGTGCAGTCCATGAAGGAGCTGTCCAGCGAGACCAGCCTGGCGACCACCCAGGCGAAATTGTTCGGTTCCGCCCAGGACGCCCTGAAGGCAAAGATCAGCGGCTTGCAGGCCCAGATCAGCCAGCAGGCGGACATCGTCAAGCTGAACAAAGACCGGCAGCAAGAGCTGGTGCAGCAGCTTGACAAATGGAAAAGCAAGCAGTCCGAACTTCAATCCAAAATTAAGGCCACGAAGGCGGCCATCGAGCAGTCCACCGCCGCGACCGGCGAGAACAGCGACGAGACGAAGGCGCTGAAGGAAGAACTGGCCCAGCTGACCAAGGAAGAAAAGGACGCCGCCGCCCAGGTCA